AACTACTGCGGCAGACTTAAACGAAACTTCATTGGAACAAGCACTGATTGATATCGCTGCTTTGACTGATGAAAGAGGTTTAAAAATTGCAGCTAAAGGAAACAAGATGATTGTTCCTTCTGCGCTTCAATTTACTGCTGAAAGACTTTTAAAGTCTTCAAACAGAGTTGGAACAGCTGATAATGACATCAATGCAGTTGTGTCTAAGGGAATGATTCCACAGGGTTATACTGTGAATCACTACTTAACTGACACAGATGCTTGGTTCATTAAAACAGATGTACCAAATGGACTAAAACATTTTGTTAGAGCACCAATCAAAACTGCTATGGAAGGCGATTTTGAAACTGGTAATGTTAGATACAAAGCTCGAGAAAGATACAGCTTCGGCTGGTCTGACTGGAGAGGTATCTTCGGATCACCAGGTGCGTAATAAATAATTAATGTGGCGGCCTTAAAACCGCCACATTTCACCAATAGAAAGGTAGAAATGACAAAATTCCTAGTAAATATATGGGCTTACGACCATCATGCTAAATTTGAGGTTTTAGCTGATGATAGTGCTCAATCTATTGAAGATTCTATCCTTGACAAGATAGGAAAAAAGTCTATAAAGTGGGAATCAACAGGAATGTTTAGAGATATTCCTAATAGAATAACCTATGAGGAGGTTATCGATGTTACAAGACCTATACAAACAGAAAAGGTCCTTGGAGTTGAGGTGGCAGTCTGAGTATGAGCAAAGTGGTAAATATACTCTGGATATGGTCAACATTGATAGTGTTATTAGAGACATTATCACTGAGATCAAACTCGAAGAATCTAAGATCGCTGATAGAGAAAATAAAATCAGCAATAATGCCCCTCAAATTTCTGTGGCAACTTAAATAACGCCACATCGCTGAAATCGTACTTTTATGCAAGGATCTCTTGCACTCTATTTAAATTTCATATATAAAAACTTCACTATACAATTAATTAGAACATAGACGCGTATAGTCGACGGCCTAGAGACTATGTTCAGAAACTAGGAGGATTAATATGGCAACAACTACGTTTAACGGTACGGTTAGATCCGATGGGGATATAAAAGTATCTACGAAAAGTTCAACATTAGGAACATT